AATTATGCCGTTTACAGCCGGGGGGTACTGTGCTATTATTCGCTCATCGGGAGGCGATCAGAGCTTCCCAAGGCGGCGCAGCTGGGAATCCAGCACGGCCTCGACGGTATGCAGCCCATCGTCATCCAGTTTCCTAAGCTTATAAAGCAGTTGGGAATCAGATTCGGGCAAGTCAATCCTGGGCAGGCCGAGCAGCTCATAGACGTCGCATTTCAGCGCAGCGCAGATAGCGCAGACCCCTTCGTATGGCGGGTAATTATAGCCGCACTCCCAGTTGGAGATTACATTCTGGCCGATGCCGGAGATCTCAGCAAGACGGGTTTGGGACAGGCCGGCGCGTTCCCGCAGCATTTTGATACGCGCACCGGCTTCAGCGGCTGTACGAGGCATTACCATACGGCATCACTCCTTTTTATTTACATTATATAGCAGAAAAACTGCTAATACAATAACCAAAGCAGAAAAACGACTAAAATTAACAAAAGGAGGCGATTTTGATGAGGAAAAATCACGACAAGCGCAGACAGGATGCAGAGGACAGGTTCGACAGGGTATATGTGGACTGGCCGCAGCTCTACGGAGTGCGGCAGCTGATCGCGAGGCCGATGAAGACTATTTACATCAACCGCAGCGCGGAGCCCTGGGCGCAGGACAAGGAGTTCTCTGGGGTTTACTCCCTCGAAAACTTCTGCGACCGCTGGGGACTGGAGCTGCCGTAATCGGAGCAAATCACAGAAAATCGGAGCAAATCACAGAAAATCGGAGCAAATCACAGAAAATCGGAGCAAATCATTAAGGAGGCGATAACAAACATGACATCAGAAGAGCACATCGACAGGACCATTGCCATACTGGCCGAGTACATCGAGGCCAACAAGACCAGCCGTGACATTATCCCCGCCGCCAATACGATGGCCAAGCTCGTCAGCGCGAAAAACACCGATATGCGCGAAATGTTCGAGGCCATGAGGTTGGCGCTGGAAAGAGCGGGAGAACGCGAAGCGGCAGCGGCCCAACAAAACGGGGTTCTCGGCTTTGCTCTCGGCAACTAGCCTGACAGGTTCTCCGCACTGGAGGTGAGGTTTTGACCAGCAAACCCTATAAGGATTATGAGAAGGTGGCCTTCGGGATGCCGGGGCGGCCGGACGTGCTGAAGATGGTGGACACGGTCCACGGGGTCGTTTACATCAACACCTGCGCCGCCGAGGATGCAAAGATCATTATGTACATGACCGAGTACAGCTCCACCTTCTGCCATGCGTAAAAATGCGCCCCCATTCCGGGGGCGCAGATCAGAAGTCAATGCACTCCATTAAGACGGCATCAACCGCATCAGCATCGCTTACAGCTCTATGTGCGTTTTTGTTGTTATATCCAATATGATTACACAGAGACTCAAGGCTGTAACTGCTGAGCTTAAAGGTCTTTTTTGCGATTGCGAGCGTATCGGCATAACCGGCGGTAAGCGGCATTGACTGATGGTTAAGCGCTTCTTCAAGGAACGACATGTCGAATGGGGCGTTGTGGGCAACCAGAGTTACGACTCCATCGCCGAGGAAACTCAGGAAGTCTGCCAGGGCCGCGTCAATGGTCGGAGCATCTTTCACCATATCGTCCATTATACCATTCACTTTAGTCGCTTCTGCCGGGATCTTCCGCTGGGGATTGACCAGAGTGCTGAAACGGGCCACTTCCTGGCACTGATTGTCAAAGCGGATAGCGCCGATTTCGATTATGCGGTCGCGCTTTGCTGACAATCCCGTAGTTTCCAGATCAAACGTGACATATCCGTCCTTGACAGCTCTTTTCTTGAAGCCCGAAGCAGTAAGCGCGGTAAAGGTGCAGCAGGATCCGGAAGACGCCCCGGATTTGCTGTACAAGCTGGCAGCACGACTGCGGGAACGGAAATGGAAATCCTTGGCGGATTCCTCAAGGAGCAGGGCAATGCGCCGCTCCAGATCCGCGAATACCATTTTGGAACTGTCTTCAGCCTGCGACTTGATAAGTTCAGCCGAGGAGAACATGGAATCCGCTTTACTGTTGAGCTCGTTCGCGTTGTCAACGATCTGCTTGGCGTCTTGCCTTGCCGCCTTGATCAGCTGATCCGCCTCATTCTTTGCGGTTGCTTTGATTCGCTCCGCCTTGTATTCGGCATCCTTGAGTATCCTGATCGCTTCGTCATTGGCGTCGGGTATTGCATCGTATACCTTTTTGAACGACCTGAGCGTGGCAAGCTCCGTCTCATAATCCTTGATGCGCAGGCTGTGGCAAGACTGGCAGTAACCGTCAAAATCCAGCTTGAGAGTAATTCCGCTGTTTTGACATTTCACACATCGTGGCATACCCATCAACTCCTTTTAACAGATTATAACATTGCCGCTGACATATGGCAAGAGCACAGACAATGCAGACTGTTGAAAAGATGAAAAAACGCCCCTTGCGGGGCGCGGCGGGGTGATCTGCTCAAGGCTTACGATGTACTTGCTCCAGTAGGGCAAAAAAGCCAAGCGCAAGCCGTTTGCCTTCTTCTGTAAGAGCATCAAAGTCTTTAGCAACCTTTAAGGCTTCGGGCGATGGGATGTAATCAGGAGCTGGCTCAATTTCTATATCCAATAAAAAATCGCCGCTTACTCCAAGTGCCTTAGCTATTCGATAAATCCTGATGCTATCAGGTTCTCGGACACCGATTTCATAACCGGCGATGGTGGACTTCGCTACACCAACAGCTTCGGCAAGATCTTGCTGAGTCATATGGGCGTTTTTGCGTGCCAGCTTGATACGTTCACCAATACTCATTGCGTTCACCTCTTGCGGACATTTTAATACAATATGCAAACAAAGTCAATGACAAAAGTTTGCATATTGCAAATAAATTTATGAAAATCTCTTGACAAGGTTGCGAAACGCGATTATAATACAGGCACAAGGTTGCGAAATGCAAACAAAGGAGGGAGAACAATGTTTCCGAACTTGCTTGGCCAGAAGGCTTTTCATCATCTCAGCAATGAAGACATGGGAAAGATTATTGGCGTAACCCGAGCGGGATTCGAGAAGAAGATCCAGAGCGGACGCTTCTCAGTGGAAGAATGTCGTACATACTGCCGCTACTTCAATAAGAGCTTTGAGTTTCTCTTCGCTCTTGACACCGAGGTGTCCTGATGAAGATAATCATCGAAGGCAGCGCAAAAGAGGTTGCGGCGCTGATACTGGAACTGTCAGCGCCGCAGGAATCAGCTTTAGCCTTTACAGACAAAGGTATAGAAAGAGTGCCGTGTTTGGCACCGGAAGCGGAAGAACGTATTCAGAGACGAATTAGGGAAGCGCAGATCACGACTACCAACTCAGAAGTGCCCATCAGATGAGATTGGGTTTGCCCGGGAATGATGCATAGAACGATTTGAAATCAAGAACTCCGTAATACTGATTCATAATCGAAATGACCTTATGCTTGACAGCGGTTTCATCAAATATGCCATATGCGATATGGACGATTTCTTCTATAAGTACGGCAACCATGTGTGCTTCGTTGAAACCAATTGATTTCATCCGCTGGACATTGCATATAGCAGCGATCAATGCATTTCCACATGTACATGCATGAGGGTCAAAATTATCACCGAATGACAACAAATTATCATCACAAAGGAAGATGTTTATGTTGTCTAGATTAATGAATGGCATATCAGCAGTGTCATTCACATAAGCGTCGATGGCACCGATCGCAATGTTTGCAAAACGGTATTCCGGACTAAATTCGTCAATCTTATATGTGCAAACAACACTGATGCTCTTATCTAGATAAGAGACGGGGATTTTGAAACTGCTTATATAATTGTTGGGCTGAGGTTTGAGATAAAGAGCCATGCGATCGCCACCTTTCGATATGGATTATAGCATAGAATGGAATTAATGTACACAACCCGGTGAGCAAAAGCATGCGGGCGGTGTGGGGTTGTTTGTAGGCACAAACAAATAAACAAACCGCCGAGGGACAGCCCCTGGGGAGCGCGGCCCGCAGCCTTTTGCCCACCGGAAACAGCGAAAAGGAGTGATGATATGGAAAATGCAGCCGAACGGGAGAGCATCATGGTAGCTCAGTACGGCGAGGTAGTCAATTTTACGACGGCAGGCAAGATCCTGAGCCGGTCGATCAAAACAGTCAAGGCAATGCTGGAGGATGGGCGCATAGATTATGCGTGCGCAGGAACCAGCGTGGACGTCCGGAGCATAGCCCGATACATAATGGCACCCAAGCAGGAAGATTTCAAAGCGCGTGTGCGTAAAAGCGGAAGAAAATGGGCGGTATAAGAAAGGAGTATTCAATCATGGCAGAACAGAAGAGCAATTACGAGGTACATATCACCGGCAGGACAGAAGGACATGAAGCGGTCGATGTAACCCACGAGGGCCGGGGCGTGTTGGTGTTCGTGGAAACCGGTTCAAGCGTTTCCGCAAGCTGCATTGGAGAATGGAGTAATATGACGCTTGCGATAGCAATAAACGCACTGAAAAATGCAGCCGGCCACAAGATGTTTTACAAGGCGATGTCTGTATTCCTTGCGCACAGCATGGCGAGCAGTCTGCTCGGCGGCGCTGAAGAGGAAGAAGAGAACGAACGCAAGGCTGCCGAGGCGGCCGGGGAGGTACACGATGGAGAAGAAGCCTAATCTCTTGGTAAAGATCGACGGCTGCACGTGGGACAAGGACGGCGAGCCGGTCATGATCGAGACTGCGGACCAGTGCCGCGGCGTGATACAGTTCACGATCGACGACGACGCGGTTCACAGCCGGATGTACGGTGACGTGACCGTGGGCGACCTGGGCAGCGTGCTGCACATGCTCAAACAGACGTTTGATGCTGATGGATATGCCACTGCGGAGAAGGTAGCCGAGGCGATCGCAGCCATCGAGGCCGAAAGCCATGATGCAAGAGCGGAAGCTTGACAACGTCAGGAGCTGCCATGGCTGCCCGGAGCGCACTGAGCGCTGCAAGGAGACTTGCGAGGAGTTCGCGATCCGCAAGATCCTGCACGCGCTGGTGCTGCCGGAGATCAGGGCCAATATGCAGCTTTCGCTGGATCTGAGCGGCATCAAGCGCCGCGACGTCACGAGAAACGCACGGAAAAAGAGTCAGTCGAGGAGACGATAACGTGAGAAACTGTATCACCTGCGTAAAGCGCCTGCATGGCGGGGGCTGCCGCGACAATCTTGAGGGCGAGTGCTGCGAGGGCGGCGGATATGAAGCCTGGCAGCCGAGGACGAACTTTGTGTTTTACGATATGGTGGAGGACTATCTGGCAGAGATATGCTGGTTGGGAGACTACACCGTAAAGAAGGAAAAAGGGCATTATGTGCTGACGCTGCTGCCCTGACGTATATGAGGAGAGCATATATCAACCGGGACCGGCTGGGCGGCACCCATAAGGTATTTGCATTGGAGGGATGACCCATGCATCAGAAAGTATACCATAAGCGCGGTATGGAGCCGCGGCGCAAAATAATATGTTCCGTAGACGGACGGCTGCACCCGGAGCAGGCGGACACGATTGTCAAGCTGTATATGCTGGACAAGCTGACGATAGCCGATATCAGCAGGCTGTACCAGACGCATTGGAAAAATATCAAGAACCTGCTGGACAGAGAGAGCAAGCGCCGTACATATTCCGAGGCGTTGAGGCAGCTGGACGAGGACAGGGACAAGAGTTACAGCGAGATTGCTGAGGACACCGGTCTGACAAGTGCCATCGTAAAGAAAATAGCTCTGCGCAACGGACTGTGCAGGAAGGAGAGATAACATGGAAGTTGCCGTAGTAAGGCCCAGCAAGGCGAGCCTGGCCAATGCCATAGCGGAGGGCATGGTAAAGGCAGAGAACGCCGCGCTGCGGGAGACGATCGACATGCTGATGTGCGAGATCGCGCGGAAGGACGAGGTCATAGAGATGTACCGGGCCCGGGAGATACGCGCCCGAGAGCGGAGCCTTGAACGCCTCCGCGAGAGCAACAAAAAGACCCGCATGCCGGCAGGGCTGCGGATCGCAAAGATCATAGGACTTATCTGATAAAAAACCAACCGCCGTGATGAGCACACGGCGGTCTTAACAAGGAGGAACTTGCAACTCAAATATACCACATTTACAGGCGAAAGGCAAGGTGAAAATATGGGAGATAAATGGTATAGTTTCCCGGCATACAAGCCCATGAAGGCCGGCAGATATCTGGTCACCTTACGCAGACCGCGGGCCGGGCGCTGGGTGGACATACGCAGGTGGAATGGGGAGATCTGGGAGCGCAACGACGATGTGAGCGCCTGGATGGTACTCCCGGAAAGGTTCGGTGTGCGGCATGCCTAACTGGAATATTGAAGCCTGTGCCCGCTGCGGCAAAGAGGCCCGGCTCGTGTACAACGGTCCTGAATGGAAACGGCAGTACAGCGTTCAGTGCACCGAGAACCCGCAGCATACATCCAGGATATATCGTACCGGCCGCGAGGCAGTAAGAAACTGGAACGAGACCCAGCTCAGAACATATGACGACTGCGGCCTCATCGAGATCATGTGGATCCCGATAAAGGAGCGGATGCCGACCGAGGCCGACGCCGACCCATACGGCTGCGTCATGATCTGGGACAGGCTGAACGGCGCGAAAATTACCGGCTGGCGCAACACTCAGGAGCTTGGCCGCGAGGCAGTGACCCATTGGTCACGACTGCCCGAGGGCCCGAAGTAAGGAGGTACATCATGGCAACTAAAAGAGAATGGCTTATCGCAGCCCGAGAAAAACAGAAAATGACGGTCCAGCAGGCCGCGGGGATGCTGAAGATCTCTCCCACGCTGCTGCTCTGGCTGGAGCAGGACGAAAACACCATCACCCATCCGGGCATTGCCGACAGGATCCGCAAGCTGTACAAGCTGACCGTCGAGCAGCGTAACGACATGGTGGCCGTGCAGTACGAGATCAAGGAAAAGCCGAAGAAGAAGGCCCGCGCGGAGTACGAGATGGTGAACGGGGTGAAGCAGGGATGAAACTCAGCAGGATAAAGGCGCTTTGCAAGGCGAGGGAGATGGTGGAGCTGTTCACCCGGCGCGACGGCAAGCAGTTTCTGAGCGACGGCTGCGGGGTGTGGCCGGTGGACGAAAATCTGAAGCTGGACGAAGGCGTCGTGCGCACCATCTTCGAGGTCACCAGAAAGAAGTGGGAGGAATCCTGGCATTTTCAGGACATCGATTTCACCATGGACGACGACGCGGGAGAGTGCGGACTGCCGGAGTGCCTGCTGGATGATTATTACGATCCCGGCAGGGAGGTTGAGCTTCTGCCGCTGAACGAAAAGGCGCTGATCATCGGCGAGGAGATGCGGCTGTACAAGACCAATGACGGCAAAGAGAAGTATGTCTGGGCCAACGTGGAACAGTTCACCGCATGCCCCGACAATGTACGCATGTATGCGCTGCGAACGGCCCCGGACACCACGCGCGCGATCGCGGTCTATGACGACATGTTCCTTGGTGGTCTGGTGCGGCTGCTGGGCACCGGCCAGCAGCTGAAGATACAGGAGACGCTCAGGGGCCTGAGCGAGAAAGAGGTTATATGACCATAAAAGTGATGTCTCTGACAAACGACTGCAAGAATGTTGCTGAGAAAGAGATGGTTATAGCGCACCTGATAGGAGAGGAACTTCAGCGAATCGGTGCGATCAAGTATGAACACGAGCCTGACATGACCGACAAAGTACTCAGAATCACAGGAAAGTTTGAAGTAAATAACGATATGGAGGTAAATGATATGAAATGCCCGCAGTGCGGCAGCGACTTTGACGGCTGCCAGGAGAACGGCAGCAGGATGATACACACATGCGCATGCGGCTGCCGCGTAATGACCGATACGAAGGTATACAAGCCCATGACCGAGGAGCAGATCCTTCGCGGAGTGCAGCAGGAATACGGCACGGGCTACGAGATGGTCGTCGCCATCGAGGAGCTGACCGAGCTTGCCAAGGAATTGTGCAAGGACATGCGCGATCAGGGCGACGAAGACGCTATCGCCGAGGAGATGGCTGACGTGGAGATCGTGCTGGCCCACCTGAAGATGATCTACAAAAACGCAGCAGCCGTCGCCGGCTGGCGGCAGCAGAAGCTGCGAGAACTGGAGCAGATGCTCAGAGAGGAGTGATATTGCCAACAGGTTTGACTGTATAATCGGCGTCGTCGAGGTGATAGTCGGGGCAGTGATCTTTGCGGCGGCATTTGCTGCCCTTGCCGGAATAGCGCTGCTGATGCTGGAAGGAGCTGTCGAGCTGGCGCTGCTCATCATGAAATAAACACATGTTCGATTGCTTGTGAATAGGGGCCGTGAAGGTGCGGCCCCTTTACAGAGGCAACCGGGAGCGGTTTCTTCTATTATATACACACTAGCCGTACTGGCTTGAATGTGCTTGTATTGCGTATTAATAAGTCGCGCACAGGCGAGGCGACAGGAGGGAGGCTGCATGGGCGCTTTAGAGGCAGGTTCCAAGTACGAGATCCTATACGACCAGACCGCAGGCGAGGTCGATATAAAAGCCATGGGCGGAGTCCGCACCCGGACCATCCTCGCCGGCGAGACGCTGGAGCTGGAAGTGTTCCCGCTGATCAACGCATCAGCACCGGCCCGTGAGGAGTACCGCAGGCGCAAGTCCAGCCCTGCCCAGGTGGAGCTCAACCGCCGCAACTCCGAAAAGCGTATCCGCAGGCTTTGTGAAGCGAACTTCGGAAACGGCGATGTCGTCATGCATCCCACCTTCGATTATGGCTTCGAAGACTATGCATTCAGCAATCCCGCAGACCGCCGAGCAGAGTTTGACAGGCTTGGACTGCCCATTGACGAGAGCGACGCCCGCCGGAAGTTCAAGAACTTCATCGACCGCGTGAAGCGATATATCAAAAAGTGCGGCAAGGATCCGAAGGAGCTGAAATACCTGTACGTTCTTGAGAAAACGAAGGAGCCCCGCGACGAGGACATCAACGCCCTGCCGGCGCACTTTCACTATCATGCGATCATCAGCGGCATGGACGGCTGCCTGACCATCGAAAAGCTGAACGAGCTCTGGGGCCACGGCTACACCCGCGCCGAGCCGGTGAACATGCGATTCAATGGCCTGAAGGGCTTTACCAAGTACATATCCAAGAGAATCAACGGCAGAAACGGCCGCAAGCTCCGCTGGGGCCGCAGCAAAGGGAACCTGATCGAGCCGGAAGTCCGCGAGAGTGACCGGCGTATTTCACGTACCCGTCTGGCGAAGATCGCCCGCGACGTGATGGCCGACGGCAAGGAGATACTCGAAAAACTGTACCCCGAGTACCGGCTGGAGGAGGTGCCTGTCGTCAGGTATTCCGATTTCGTAGCCGGGGCTTACATATACGCGAGAATGCGAAGGAGGTAGATTATGTTTAGGAGGACGGTGAAAGTAAATGTTAGAGTTTTACTCAATAAATAATCCAAAAGCAAAGAAGTTGTATGTTTGTGATTTATGTGGCGATAGAATTGAAATCGGCGAAAAGTATGTACGTTACTCTGGAAAGTTACATGGCGAAATGTTTGATTACAAGTATCACACTGGCTGCTATGATATTATTGGGACCTATTGTTTGGAAGTTGCCGATGACGAATACGATCCGGAGGGCGTACACAACTGGATTAGAGAGGAAATATGCCCAAAGAGCTGTTCCGAAGACGATATCGACGACTGCTTTTGTAATGCGTGCCGTTGTAAAAAAACATTGAGAAAAATACCGAAGGGAGTGTATCGAAATGAGTGAAAAGATATGCCATAAGTCGACTATAAGGCTTCATGCAGTACCGATAGAGCTCAAAGTTGCAAATGAGTTTGTGACGCGTCTACATAGACATCACGATGCTGTGTATCGTGATAAATTCCGAATCGCTTGTGCAGATGACTATGATGTAATACATGGCGTGGCGCAAGCTGCACGACCAGTATCTAGACACTTAGACAACGGTTCGACAATTGAAGTGGTTAGGTGTTGCACAGACGGCACACCTAACGCATGTTCTTTCCTTTACGCACGCCTTTCCAGGATTGCTAAGGAAATGGGATACAAAAAGATAATCACTTACATTCTTGAAGATGAAAATGGAGCAAGTTTAAGGGCATCCGGTTGGAGTCTTGCTGCGGTAACAAAGGGGAATAGAGAATGGAATTGCCCTAGTCGACCGAGACAAACGACAGCTCCGACATGTGCAAAAAAAAGATGGGAGAAAATCCTGACTTTCTAGAATCACAACTGCGGCGCGAAGATGGATGGAGGTAACGACAATGCAGATAATTAAGCACGGAGACCCGCACCGAACGGACCGGCTGCACAGATTCACCTGCAAGACATGCGGCTGCGAATGTATCGCGGGCCCGCATGAGGTATACCGGAATATCAACGGGCTGGACAATGCCTGCTACTGCCCGGACTGTCATGAGCTGACAAGAGCGCAAGACACCGAAAATGAAGCCTAGACTGGATAAGCGCAATGTCCTTTACTCGGTTTACCGGACTAAGGATGACCGTATTATCGCGTTTGAACTCCCGGCGGCCAGAGCAGCTGAGGTAATGGGCATAACGCTTCCCACGTTTTACTCGTATGTTAGCCAGCAGGCCCACATACCCAACCGCAGATTCAGATACACGATTTACCGCACAAAAGTATCAGACCTGACCGACGATTGACGAAAGGAGTGATGCAATGGCTGATATGCAGCGCTGGCTGCTCAGGGCGAGAGGAATTAACGCAAAGATCGACGCGCTGGACGAGCTGATAGAGCGGATCGAGTCAAAGGCAGAAGGCGGCGGCTCCAAAGGCGGCGGTGGCGGCGGAAGCCGGAAGCCCGGAGGGCTCGACAAATATCTCATCCAGATCGAGACCTACAAGAGCGACCGCGAGAAGATGGTCCGGATCCGCGACGAGGTCTACGACGCGATATGCATGCTAGAGAATAATGTCCACCAGAGCGCGCTTATCAGCTATTACATCACCGGCAGGGACTGGGAGGATATCGCCGCCGATCTGGGCAAGGACAGGACGACGATATACAGGTGGCATAAAAAAGCGCTGCTTGATCTGGAAAATATTTTAGAGATTGCAACATAATGCAACATGATGCAGTTGATTGCAACACGGGGAATGAGTACAATAGTACCATCAAGAGCTTCAGGAGAGAGGCGCTTGGTTCACTCCTTTCGCGAGCCCCGACGCAGCCATGAGCGCCGGGGCTTTTGATATCAATAAGACACTGACATGGAGGTGAGCGCGTGGCAAATGATCCGTATTACAAGACCGGGAAACACCGCAAGTGGCGGGCGGCAGTCCTTCGTAAAGACAAGTACCTTTGCCAGGAGTGCGCACGGTATGGACGCAGGACAGCGGCGACCCACGCGCACCACAAGATCCCAAGATCAGAGCGTCCGGATCTGGCGCTGGTAATCAGCAACGGAGTCGCGCTTTGCACCAGTTGTCACGACAAGATAGAGCCGAGGGTACCGCGGCGGGGGTAGCCCCCCCACCCCGGAGCCCGGCCCCATGGGGGGTATACCACCGGAAGGGGGAAATGCTTCCCTCTCCGGTGGAAATTTCAGAAAAAAAGTGGAGGTGGCTGTATGGCGAACATAAAACCCGAGACCCAGGTGCGAAAAGCGATGCAGTCCCTGGGCACTTACAAAAAAGAGTTCGAGCCAGTCATACTGATATTATGTCAGCTGAAAAAGCAGTATGATGTACTGACAAAAAAGTTCGAGGACGATGGTTACCGGTTTTCCGAGATCACCAGCTCCGGCACGAAAAAAGCGCCGATTGTTGTGACGCTTGAAGGCCTGAGAAGGGATATTTTGAACTATTATTCACAACTGGGCCTTACCCCGCAGGGCCTCAAGAAACTGAACGATCAGGCGATGGCAGAGAGCAAGGGCGAGAGCGCACTTGCAAGCGCCCTGAAGGAGCTGGGCGGACTGTGACAGGCAAGTATGCCGCCGAGGTCATTGAGTACGCCAAGAGCATCGCCGAGGGCCGCAAGATCGCGTGCAAGGAAGGAATACAGGGCTGCAAGCGGTTTCTTGCCATGGTTGCCAGCGACGAGTATGAGATCCGAACCCACGACGCCGATTTTGTGATCGGCATCATCGAAAAGACGTTCCGGCACCGACAGGGCGAGCGCCTTGACGGCACACCCCTTCGCGGAGAGCCGCTGCTGCTGGAACCATGGGAAAAATACATAGTCTACGGGCTGCTGATATTCTTCAAGCCCGGTACCAATGAGCGCGTCGTAAAAGAGGCGCTCATTTTTGTACCCCGAAAATCCGGCAAAACGATATTCGTCGCCGCGCTTGCCTACGCGCTGGGTCTCCTTGAAAGACTGAGCGGCTCCAAGATCTATGTCGTGGCCGCCGCACTCAATCAGGCGATGGAGAGCTTCACCAACTGGGAATATAACATCACCCGGGTGCTGTATCCTAACAAAAAAGCAGCGCAGGCCGACGGCTGGAGGATCCTAGATAACAACATGGAGCACAGCCTGGGACACGACGATCTGGGCGGCGGCTCGATGTACATGCGGGCGCTGGCCTACAATCCCGACAACCAGGACGCACTCAACTGTAATATCGGCATCGCCGATGAGATCCACGCTTACCGAAGCCCTAAGCCTTACAACCGAATCAAGGAGTCCATGAAGGCCTACACAAACAAGCTGATGATCGCCATCACCACGGCAGGCGACGACCCAATAAGCTTCTGCGCGAAAAAGGTGAAATACTGCAAGGGCATACTTGATGGAACATTCCGCGATGATACGTATTTTGTATTTATCTGCAAGGCGGATGAAGACGAAAATGGCGACGTGGATTTCACAAACCCGATCGAGCACGAAAAGGCAAATCCCAACTACGGCGTTTCGGTGCGCCCGGCAGACATGATGGCCGACGCCATGCAGGCGCTCAACGATCCGCAGCAGCGCAAAGATTTCCTTACCCGCTCGCTCAACATATTCGTTTCCAGCATGCGGGCATATTTCAATCTCGACGAATTTTCCCGCAGCAATGCGAAGGCCGAGGTCAAGCTGGGCATAGCGCCCGAGTGGCCGCTGGAAAAGAAACTGCAGCACCTTGCGAAGCTGCCGATCCAGTGGTTTGGCGGCGCGGATCTGTCCAAGCTGCACGATATGACCGCCGGCGCGCTCCATGGCCAGTACAAGGATATTGATATCGCCATTACACATGCGTGGTTCCCGCTGGCCGCAGCTGCAGCAAAGGCCGACGAAGACAATATCCCGCTCTTTGGCTGGCATGACGACGGCTGGCTGGATATGTCCAACGCGCCGACGGTCAACCATGCCGAGATCGTCAACTGGTTCATCAAAATGCGCACGATGGGCTTCAAGATCAAGCAGGTGGGCCACGACCGCAAGTTTTGCCGCGAATATTTCATCGGCATGAAATCCGCGGGTTTCTCCATTGTTGACCAGCCCCAGTATTTTTATAAAAAGTCCGAGGGGTTCCGGCATATTGAGAAAAAAGCCAAAAACGGCGAGCTGTACTATCTGGGCAGCGACGCTTATGAGTATTGCGTCAGCAACGTCAGGGCAATCGAAAAGACCGACGACATGATCCAGTACGAAAAAGTTGAACCCGAGCGCCGCATCGACATATTCGACGCCGATATATTCGCAGTCGTGCGCATGCTCGAATCACTAGAAAAAACAGAAAAGGCAAAGAGGTGGTTTGATGAGTAAACCGAGAAAAGGGCCGAACCGCAGGGACGCCCCCAGATCCTATCAGACGGCGTGGCTGTGCAGTCCTGATGCGTACAAAGTCCTTTGCGGCGACGGATACCGGCGGCTGACGGATTGCCCGGAAGTGCAGATGTGTGTAAACGTATACGCGGAAATGATATCGTCCATGACGCTGCATCTGATGCAGAACACGGCCATGGGCGACGTCCGTGTCAAGAACGCGCTCTCCCGGAAGCTGGATATTGAGCCCAACAAGCTCATGAACCGCAAGACGTGGATGTACAACCTGGTCAAGACGCTGATGCTTACCGGCGAGGGCAATCAGGTCACTTACCCGGTCTACGATGCTAACGGATATCTGGATGACCTGATTCCGCTGAAGCCGTCCGCAGTGTCCTTTGCAGACACCCAGGACGGCAGCTACCGCATCAGATACGGCGACAAAATGTTTTCCCCGGACGAGGTGCTGCATTTTGTGCTCAATCCAGATCCGGAGCGCCCGTATATAGGCACCGGCTATCAGGTGTATCTCCGGGATGTGGTTAAGGGGCTGAGGCAGGCAGGCGCCACCAAGCAGGCGCTGCTGGAAAGTCCGTCGCCGTCGCTGATCGTCAAGGTAGACGGCCTGACCGAGGAGTTCTCCAGCAAAAGCGGACGCGAGAAACTTCTTGCGCAGTACATCGACGCCGACAACAACGGCAAACCGTGGCTGATCCCCGCCGAGGCTTTCAGCGTGGAACAGATAAAGCCGCTCACGCTCAACGACCTTGCGATCAAGACCAATATCGAGCTGGACAAGCGCACGGTCGCCGGCATATTCGGCACGCCGCCGTACATGGTCGGTGTGGGCAGCTACAACAAGGCTGAGCACAATGACTTCATAAACACCCGGGTCATGCCCGTGGCTAAGACCATCGAGCAGGAGTTCACACGCAAGCTGCTGATATCGCCGGATCTGTACTGGCGTTTCAATCCCCGCAGCCTGTATGCTTACGACCTGACCGAGATAATCACTGCCGGTTCGGCCATGGTAGACCGCATGGCCATGCGCCGCAATGAATGGCGAGACTGGATCGGGCTCTCGCCCGACAGCGATATGGATGAGCTGCTGGCGCTTGAAAACTACATTCCCGCCAACCAGCTCGGCAACCAAAAGAAACTTACAGGAGGAGGTGAGGAATAGTGCCATACAGAGAGACCAGACAGTGCCGGAGCGCTCCCACCCAGTACCGCGCCGCCAACGAGGACGGCAAGCGATACATTGAGGGCTACTTTGCCGTATTCGGCGATATATACGAGCTATGGCCGGGCGCGACGGAAAGCATAGCGCCGACCGCCTTTGACGGTGCGCTGAATGATGATATCCGCGCGCTGATCGACCACCGCACCGAGCTTGTGCTGGGTCGCAGCAACAAGAGCGTGCACACGCTTGAACTGCGTACCGACAGCCACGGCCTGTGGGGCCGCATCGAGGTCAATGACAGCGATATGGACGCCACAAACCTGTATGCCAGGCTTGAGCGCGGCGACGTAGACCAGGCATCCTTCGGCTTCGAGATTCTTGACGAGGAGACCGAATACCGTGACGACGGCAGCGTCCACTGGACGATCAAGAAGGTCAAACTCTACGAGGTGAGCGTCTGCACCTTCCCCGCCTACGAGGCCACCAGCCTCAACGCCCGACGTCAGGATTACGACAACATCAAAAAGCGCCGGATGGAGATCTGGCGTAACGAAACATTGAGGAGGCTTAAAAATGGCTCTTAAACAGGTTTTGATCACCAAGCGGAAAGAAGGATATCTGGCCCAGCTGGCCGAACGCCGACAGAAGAACGACGATATCCAGCAGCGCAAGGCTGAAATGAAGAAGCGGGAAGCTGAGCTGGAAGCAGCCGTGCTGGAGACCAACGAGAACACCACCGATGAAGAGCGCGCCGAGCTCGACGGAATTGTCGCAGAGTTCGAGAATGGCCAGCAGTCCCTCGAAGACGAGGAGCGCGAGAACAACTCCGCGATCGAAGATCTCGAAGGCAAGATCGCGGACATCGACAGGGAGCTGGAGGAGCTCAACAAGCGTGGAGCAACCCCTCCGGCAAATCCCGTCCCCCCTGAAACTAATCCCAGAAAGGATGATGCGAATATGAATAACAGAACCAAGTTTTTCGGCATGACCCATCAGGAACGCGACGCATTCCTGGCAAATCCCGATATCAAGGGCTTCCTCCAGCGCCTGCGTGATTTCAAGGGCCAGACTCGCGCGGTCACCGGCGCAGAGCTTAACGTCCCCGAAGTGGGTCTTGAGCTGCTGCGCGACCAGATCGGCAACTACAGCCGCCTGCTCAACAAGGTCAATCTGCGCCGCGTCAAGGGTCAGGCCCGCCACCGCTCCGCCG